TACCACTACCATAAGAACCACCACCATTAAAGAAAATTCCACCATTAACATAAGTAAAAATGTCACTACCTGCCGTTATACTACTTGAGAATGTAGCAGCACCAGCAGACGATAATATAAATTTAGTATTTAATGCGTTGTCTGTAATATTAAACCCAGAAGCAGGCATTTGAAGATATAAAGTAGTATCGGATGCTCTATTAGAAAATCCAGTATTACCAGTACCAAACAATGTACCTGCGGTTAAAATCAAATCATCACTTGTAACACTTCCTGTAAATGTAGCCGTTCCACTTACTTGTAATCTTGCACCATTATCAGTTGTTGTACCTATAAGAACATTACCACCGCTTGGTTGTAAAGCTAAACTTGTAAAACTTGTTCCTTGCCATACTGATTGCAATTCGGTTCTACCACTTGTTGCATCTATGCCTATTAAAAATTGTTTCCCTGTTGTACCCGATTGCTCCCCAAGTCTTACGATAGTTCCTGTTGCCACAACTTGTAAAGGCGATAAAGCAGCCGCAGTACTATTAATAGTTACATTTCCATTTAACGTAGCACTTGTAGCACTTAAACTACTTGTAACTTGTAAAGCACCTGCACTTGTTAAAGTCATTTTTACACCACCATTATTCCAAGTAACTGAACCTGTTGAACCATAAAGAAAACTTAATGGAGTAGAACCACCTGAATATGTACCATAATAATTAGCAGATACACCACTTTCAACATCTGTTGCAATTAATTGTGAAGCGGTTACACTGCCTGAAAAAACTGCACTCGTTCCGTTTAATGCTCCTGTTAAAGTTCCACCACTTAAAGGTAGGTAAGTGCTTGATGCTGCGCTTGTAGTTAAGTATGTACTATTGTCATAGCTTATAGTTGTTCCGCTAATCTTTACAAATCCTGTTCCATTTAAAGCAGCTTGTTTGCCGTTAAACGTAGTCCAATCTGTACTTGATAATAAACCATTTTGTGAACCACTTGCAGTTGCAATAGCTAAAGTAATTGTTCCACTTGTTGTAATAGGACTTGAGCCAATAGTTACTCCGCTTGTTGCAGAAGATAAACCAACACTTGTAACTGTTCCAACAAATTGGTCTGCATAGTTAGGTATGTTTAAAGTAGCACCCACTAAAGTAGCTGCTCCGCTTGTACCTGTTGTTGTTAAAGTAATAGCGTTTTGTTTTGCGTTCCAAGTAGCCGCACTTGCTATGTAGGCATCTGCCAAATCAGTTGTTAAATGTAATTCATCAAGTAAAGTAACACCGCCTGTAATACTTGCAGCGTTGCCACTACCGCTTGACTTAACAACAGTTAAAGCCTCGCCATTGCCACCCTTAGTAATTGATGCAGCCACACCGCTTCCGCTTGTATGGTTAATAATTAAATCTTTTGCGCTTAAACTATGTGTACCTAAGTTGACGTTTGTTGTCGCACCTGTGTATGGTACATATCCACTTAAATCAGTTGAATAATTAGGGATATTTAAAGTGCTACCTACAAGCGTTGAAGCACCCGAAGTGCCTGTTGTAGTTAATGTTATTGTGTTTTGCTTTGCATTTAAAGCATTTTGTAAATCTGTTTGATTGCTAAGCGTTCCTGTGATTGCACCCCATACTGCATTGTTAGCAGCTATTTCAACATAGATAGAACCTGTCCATCTGTAAACCTTATTGTTATCTAAAGTAATATATATCTTCCCTGTTTCGCCTGTTACAGGTAATGCAGCAAAGTTAGCAACCTCGACAACATCATCAACATAAGAAGGTAATTGTATCGAAGGCACTTTGCCATCACCGCCTAAAGTAGCTACTCCATTAGCAGCACCAAAAGGTACGGAACTAATTACACCGCTATCGCTTTTTAAAACCCCTGTTGCTAATCCTGTAATTGTCAAACCGCCAATAGCTATTGGATTAGTTGTAGTTGCTCCATTATCTGTAACGCCTTGTAAATCTGCGCCTGTTCCTATTGTAGCTGATAATTGTAGTAAGGTAATTTTTCTACTTACTCCTGTAATCGGATCGCCTATAATTGTTAAATCAGATCCCGTAGGCGTCATCTCTGTCGCTAACTGATTAATTTTTTTTGATTCCATTAATAAGTATAATTTGTAGGTACCTGGCACCTGTTGTTTATAAATGGTAAATTCAAAGTAATATCACACTTGACGCCTGCTAAAAAATCAGGATCAGATTCCGTAAAATAGGTCATTGGAATATTATCCCCGCAAGTCCAAGTCACTACCCCATAATCTAAAGGGTATCTTAATTGCGCAACAAAATCTTGTGCTACTAAAGTTTGATCTGATAAAACCTCTGTTTCGTTTGTTTCCTCTGATAGCATCCTATCCATAAAGTAAAAACTAAAATTGTAGTCTATTTCTTTTGCACCTATCGTAGCACCTGTTAACGTAAAAAACATAGCAGGATATGTAACCTCGCCATTGCTTAAACGTTCCCAGACATCCCCAAAGTAAACAAAATTAATTTGTTCGTGATCGTTTCCTATCTTTGTCAGTTCGTTGACTATTTGGTTTAATGTCATTCTTTTTTGCTTTTTCCAAATAAACTTTTAGCTTATTTTGGTTTTTTATAGTTACTTGTTTACTCATATTAGCAGCATCCAATATTACCCTGATACCTTTCCTCAAAAGTTCTTTTACGTTTACCCTCGTAATCATCATCATTGCAACAAGCATCCCCTAAGTACATTGAAACTGTGTAACCTTCATTATCAGGCTTGATTGAATCAATGCCGCTTCCAAAGTTTAAGTAGTTAGGATATAAAGCATTGTTTTGTTTTAGGTATTTAATTAACCTTTGCTTGTAAAATTCTGCTCTGGCTTTGTATCTATTAGCCACATCAATCATATCCTGCATTGAAGGGTTTTCCTGATTCTCGCCTGACTTTCTTAAAAGCCCTTTGTTATAAAACTGAAATGACAAGCCCTGTGGTAATTCAGACATTACAAAATAAATCAATGTATCTACAATGTAATCGTCTAATAAAGTAGTTTGTAAATTTGTGTATGTATTGCTATCGACCGCCGTTTGTAATTCATTGTAAAGTGCTGATCCCAATGCAGGCAAAATATACATATCTTGCGCCGTCTTGATTTCAGGCAATACTAATTTTTCATCTACGTTTGCGTGCAATCCTGTTCTGTCCTTAATTGACTGAACTGATATAAATAAAGTATTCTTGCTCATTATTTTTTTCTTGTTACTATGTTTGAAACCCATTGATGTCTGCAACTTGGCTCGTGGTCATTTGTACCAGGCTTTGTGTACCAACCGCCTTTACGATCCCATACTGAATAACCTAATCTTGCACTCATTAACTCTATTTCGCTACGGCTATAAACCTTATTTGCGTCTAATAAAGCCACACAAAAAGGACGGCTTGTGTCTTTATCTGAATTACTAAACCCCGCTTTCCATTCGTAGGAATATCTAATCAGCAACTCAGTTGTCTGTGGCTTAATTTTTTCTAAAATATCCTTTAAAGGCTCTGTCAAAGTATGCTCTGTAATCACATTCTCATCAATCCCCTTGCCTATTGTGTATTCCTTTGGTTTGATATGCCCATCAACAATCAATTTTTTAATCACTTCATTGATAGTATCAACGCTTTGATCTAAGGTAGTCGCCAAAACTTCTGGCGTTATTCTTTTATCCTTAGCCATCAAATCAAGCACATTAGCTTGTAATTGATTTACCTCTGCAAATAGCTGATATTCAGAATCGTCATTAAAGCGTGTTTTAGACTTCCAAATATTATAGTTATCCTTTGCGTCGCCAAACTCATAAAATGCGCTGAAATCGTCTGAAAATGCTTCTGGTTGTGGTACTTGTATATCTTCTCCTCCTTCTTTTGGTTGTAAAGATATTAATGCTCTTAATTCATTTGGCGTTAATTGATTTAATACCTTACTGGCAACTAATGGTGATAAACTATTTATTGCATCAATTACGTCTTGATTTGTTGATGATGTTTTTTCTTCAAGTGCCATCAATCCAACTTTATCTCTAAGTTCATCTTTAGACATAATTTGTAATAAACCATTCTCTGTTAACTCAATACCAATTGCTTCCGTAGGTATAATTTTCAAATCAGCATCCTCAATACCTCTGTACTTAAATAGCATATTGAATACACTTTCAAGGTGCATCTGCTTACTATTAACGTAAGTATTTTTAAAGATTTCATAGCCGTCTCTCATTTCTGAACGGCTGCCTAACTTACCAGCCTCTGCAATACCAAAGATTGATGGCGTAGTAATTTGATGCCCTGAAAATATATTAGTTTGAATCAAAGAATCTACACGACCAAAGTCCTCTTTTGTAATATCAGAAGTTCCCAAATCATCAATGATAGGCTTTCTTGCACTATCATTTACGAAAGCTAAAATAAACTTCTTGCCATCCGATCCGCTAAATCTATTTGTAAAGCGTTTTTCAATATTGCGCTTCTCATCATCCGAAGGCTCGCCATTAGGTAACGTAATAAGTTTACTTGCAGAAAACCCTGTCTGTGCATTACCTAAAACGTGCTTAGATATTTCAATGTCTGATTCTATGTAGTTAAGCGCACCAAAATAACCTGGCAAAGAATAGTAACCCATATTTGGGCGGTATTCTTTTATGTAAAGAATGTGCTTGCCGTATGGATTAGCAGGATTAAAAGCAGGGTAAACCTCCGCCTTTTCATTCCTATCTGCCCAATCCTCTTTATACCAAAATTGTGTGTTGTCTTTATTAGTACGAATCTTAGTATAATCGCAATGCCATATTTCGCTTAACTGACCTGTAACTGACCAAATGATTTCCAAATAATAACCCCCAAATAATTCGGCATCTAAAGATACCTTCCTTGTTAAATCTTCAAGGCTTTCCATTCTATTGACTTGATCAATAAAAGGCTCTGCCTCTGGACTTCCTGACCAACCATTTGCAGTTATGTAATGCACCTTGCTTTTTATGATAGCGTTATGCTTGGCTGACTTATTAAAAAGTTCAACTAAGTAGTTCGGGTAATCGTTGCGATCGCCATACTGAATATATCCTTCGCCTTTCTTTTCTTTAAATTCAGGCTGCTTGGCTTCCGCAAATGTTAGTACTCTTAAATCCATTATTGTCTTATTTTATAAGTGTCCGTTGTAGTATATTCCGTGAAATTGAAAGGTGTTCCGACTAATTCCATAATCCCTGATTCTAATAAATTTAAACCAGCAGGATTTAGATTAGATGTACTTGTCTGTTCGTATATATCGTAGTCATATTGACCATTTAAAGCAGTACTAAAATTAGTATTTGTAACGATACTAAACTCATTGTACCTTTCCTTATATTGGCTTATGTCTGTGTTATTTAACCTAACAAATTTAACCTCTGTATTTGCACTTCTATTAGTAAATACAAACAGATAGTTTGGATTAGTCAATAACTGCTTTTCAGTTAAAGTCAAAATTATGTTTTGCGTTGCCCCCTTTGTTAACCTAATCATATAACTATATAGCTAAAAAGACTATTTGTTGCATCTTATGTTTTAATTTGACTTATATGGAATAAATATGTATCAAAAAGTGCGTTTTTTGACACTTTTGACACTTTATCTTACGAATAAATGTTAAAAAAAACCGCCGAACCAATGAAGGAACGGCGGCAAACCTATAAACCTATGAAAAAACTTATCCTGCGGTTGTCAATACAGAGTAAACTGCTTGTGCAACGCTTGGTGCTAATTCTGCTTCTGATCCTGTAAAGGTTAATGCAAATCCGCTTCTATCCCCTTGTGCAGTTCCTGTACCGGCAGTACCAGCAGTTAAATCTAATCCTCTTGATTTACCAAGATACCAATATACGCCGTTTGAATCCTTTACTACTGCAATCAAAGTATTTTGAGCAAGCAATAAAATTTCGTTTCTTGTAGCGGTTTGTAATTTATTTAATACAACCATTAATTCCTGTGCATAAAATACTGTTCCATTCTGTACGTTTGCAGTAATAGTTTGATTCATCATTGATGTATCTTTTACTTGCTCGTATTTATAGAACTTCTTACCTGCTGCCTTTGTTAATGATGTAATTACGCCACTCGCTTCGGTGGTTGCAGTTACGTTTGCTGCTTCTATGAAATACACTTCCGTAACACCGCCTAAGCTATCTCGGCAGTCTAAAGTGTATCCTGATGTTAATGCACACGGCATAATGTTAAATTTAAAATTTTATTAAAAATGGGGGGCGATTAAACCCCCCAATAATTATGCTAAGATAAACTTCACGATCTCGTCTGGGAACGCTACGTTTACACCCATTTTGAACTCAGATACAAAACGAACTTGATCAGCTTCTTTTGCATAGAAGATTTCAAATTTTTCTTCTTCGTTCAACAAATCTGTTCCTAAGAACAAGTTGCTTAAACGCATTGCATATACTTTGTTAGTTCCGTTTAAACCTTGTAAAGCAATAACTTTAATTGGAGTACCAGGTAATACAAACTCGCTATCAGCTTTCACATCAATTGAATAATGGAATTGATTAGCGTTCTTTAATGCAATAGTGTAAGTTCTAAATACATCTTGACCGCAGAAGATAGTCATATCATCAGCAGCTACAACTTGTGCAGGGATTGCTTGATATACACCATCAAAAATCTCAATAACATTCGCAGCAGTAATTGTGCTTAAAGGCGCACCACTAATGAAAGTAGAAGCGTTAGCAGCTACAACACCAGAAGCAGCTCCGATTAACTTAACAAGTCCGTCAAATCGAGATAGATTCGCATTGCCAGACGTTGTATCGCCCTGCCATAATGCAACCTCTAATTGAGCAGCAATTGTTTTTGCTTTCTTATCTGCAAACTCTTGCTCAAAAGGAATAGAATCATACATTGATCCTGTTGGTAATGCTTTTTGTAAGTACTTAGCTTCTAAGTCTTTAGGACAAAGAGATTCGTTTACTTTAATTTTTCCAACTGTTACTGTTCTTTGAGTAAAAGTTGTTGAACCAGATGCAGTAAATCCGCAAGATCCACCTGCTTGGAAGATTGCGTCTGTGTCCATAATGTTAATTGTTTCAGCAGACTTTACGCCTACCATAACGTTACCTGCGCTTTTAATTAAAGCTGCAGTCTTTGCACCTAATACAGAATCAGTTACCAATAAGGCTTCGTTTTGCTCTGTATAAGCGGCTAATGCGTCTACGTTAAATCCCATTTTATTTAATTTTTAGTGTTTAAAATTGCGTTTCTATATTTTTCTAATCTTTGTTCTTTAATGCCCTTTGTGTTTACAAATTCATTAAAGCTATTTGGTTTTTTAATAGGGTCTTCACTTGGCGTATTTGAAAGTGCTTCAATTAATTCAGCTACTTGTGCAAATCCTTGCTTAACCTTATTCTCTAAATCCAAAACTTTTGCGTCAGATAAGTTTTTAGCTTCAGTCAATTCAGCAATTTTTGCTTCAAACTTTTCAGCCATTTCCTCCATCTTCTTATCTTCATAATCTTTACCTGCTTCAACGTCAACTTCTGGACTTGCTTCCACTACTTTAGTTTCGATTTCGGTAATTTTTCCGTTCTCATCTAAGGTAATTTCTGTGCCGTCCATTAATTCATGACCTCCTGCTGGTGCTGGTTGCCCTTCAATAGTTACTAAACCGCCAATCTCTAAAGCTGAAATCTCAACCTTAGTTCCGTCCATTAAAGAATATTCTGCCATCTCAACTTTAGTTTCCTCAACCTTAGTCATATCGGCTTCATCTTCCTTAACAGGCGCAGCGTTGTCCTCAAACAAAGCCTTAATTTTTAAAATTGCTTCCTGTGCGTTCATACTTTTTTTATTATATAGTTAAAAAATAAATAGTTTATCACTTAACTTGTGATAATATTTTTTGGATTGCATCTACCATAGACGCAACCTTGTTCACTTCCTTCGGTTTGTAGGTAAATAAACCCTCTACGCTGAATCCCATTATTTGTCCGCTTTTAACCTTAGCCCAAGCCTCGTCATTATCCACGATCATAGACCCAAACCAACTGCCAACAGGCGCATCTTCAAAGCCTTTCATTGGCATAATGCCACGAGAAGGATCAGAGATAAAACTTTCAAATAAAGTAACCCCCTCAAATTGTTGCTTAGAATCGTGCATTAAATTCACATTGCTTTGGAAGCCTTTTTTAAAAAACTTCTGTACAATCTTAATAATAGTGTCCGAACTAAAAGCAACATAGTAATCGCCATAAGTAGCATCAGACCTAAAAATAGGCGTATCAGCCAACATAATAGCACCCGAAATAATACGGCGATCTTCATTTGTTACCTCAAATTTTTGGGTTTTATTAAATGCGTTCCAATTCTTTTGTATTGCAGGACGATCAACTAATGCAATGAAATCAACTTGTGAATCATCTTCTATGCTATCTGTAATGTCCAACATATAAATAGGTATCTCTGTATTCATATCTTTAAATAGTTTATTTGTGA